AGGCTGGGTACTATTCCAAGGACCCGTGTCGAAATTCGACAGTCTCATTGAAAAAGAGGTCGCTGAGTCACTTGGTCTGACCCCAGACGATGCACGGTATTTGTTCTCCCCACGTCGTACGATTTCAGAGGTACATAGGCGTGCATCTGAGCTAATCAACGGGGGTTGCTGCGACAAATATGATGAACGCGGGTATGATGAGTACGGCAGAGACCGAAGCGGTGGCCCGCTGCCGCTGATTGTTGTTGACGAGTAGACGTAAAAAAACAGCACAGGGACCCGACCCCCTGTGCTGTTTTCCCTTTGGGCCACATGACGTGACCCGCCGTTTCTACTGTGCGATCTTTGTATTTGGGTTCGTCAGGACTGACAGGATACCCTCATGCAATTCCATGATACGCTTCTGGTTGTTTTCAATAAGATCCCTGTTTGCTTCGTGAGAACACAAACGGCCTTCCATCTTAGCAACCGATACCGATAGTTCGGTGATCTGGTGCTCCTTCTGATCGTGCTCCTCTTTACAAGCGTCGAGCTTAGTGGTCAGAAGGACCAGCGTATCCTTGTTCACCTTCTCTACTCGGGAGTAGAGGTGACCAATGGCCCCTACGAGAGCCGACCCGCACGCCCCCACGACTATCAAAATGAGTTGAGTATCCACGGTGTTACTTTCTACTGGTGTTAGACGTTCGGTGCTATCCTTTGATATCGCAGACAAGGTCAATGGATGCAATCGTCGCCGCCACTGCTGTGCCAGTGGCTGCATCAGTGCAAGCAACCGCAATTCGGATATCAAGAACGTCCCCCGCAACTAAGCCCGCAGGGTTAACCACAAACGACTTAGAACCGAACGTCAGGCTATTGATCGTGGTGGCCGCCGTGGTAACCAGATCCGCCCCAATGCCTGTGATCTTGTCAATCTTATAACACTGCACATCCAGCGTACAGGACGTATCAGCGATCGTTGTGACCATCCCTGCCGAGAGATCATACGACACCGTCTGACCACTATCGTAGCACTCCGGTAGAGTGTCCTCAAACCGAGCATAGCGTGTGGTCGCCCCCGCCGCTTTTAGGTCCCCCGCCGATACCGTAGGAGGGGCCGTACCAAATACACCCCCTATAAGGGCTAAGTCGTCCCCTGCGGCTGTGCCGGGCAGATTGGTATGGTAGGCATCCCAGACCCGGAGCAATGTCAGTGCGACCGGGAAGGCCACATTTGCGTCTTGCTTCAGGATCGTCGCTCTGGTTTGAGTGGAAACGCCCGTGTCTTTTACCACAATTGAACCAGTGATCTGTAGTTCGTCTATTCTTGTTGCCACAGTTAGGTCTTTCGTTCGGTTAGGTTAGTGGGGATGGCCCCGTTGTTAATTGCTTCATCAACCCACGCCCCAATTTTTGATCGGGCGTAGCTATTGTAGGGCAGCAGCCCCGCGTTATCGATTACAGACTCTGCCATTATTGCCAATCGCTGCCACAATGCAGGTGCCACCCGCTTGGCATTTTCCACGATGTCCGAGATAGTGATTTCACGGGCTTCTCGAACTTCGTTCGGTGTCATGGTGTTCAGCAGGTTGATCCGTTTCCGGCAATCTGCACATGGGATTTCAACCCCTGTCTCCCGTTTGATAATCACATGCAGCTCGTCGCCGATACGCGACTTGATGTGATTAACTGCGGCTTTCCTCACCTCTCTTTTATCGCAGAATCCTAAGGGCGTGTTGACCGGAGTATCCGGGGCTGTTGCACCTAGCTTCCCCTCCTCCCACGCCCGCCAGTATTTCAGCCCGCAGTCGGATGAGTCAGCCACGCCGCTGCAAAGCTGATGCTGACGTGGCTTCTTATCCATCTTATGCCGGTTGCAGTAGCCGGCAATTGGGCATTCGCAATGTATGTTCATTCGGTCACCGTAACTAAAATCGTAGTAGATGTGATGAATGGTGAGTCCGCTGGCCCGCAGCACGCAAGGCCGGCTGAGTATGACCCAGACCAGTCAAACTGAATTGGATCGCAGACCGCTGTATCCGCCAATGCGACGTATTGGCAGGAACCCATGCCCCTTACATCTATTGACCAACCGGACCCACCGCACGACAGAATGACCGTGACTGTCTCCGTGCAGAAAACCGCAGTACCCTTCCAAATGTTTCCCGCCGGTTCTTCGAACAGTGTCACCGTACCTGTAGGGCACAGCGTGCAGCCGAACGTAATGTCTGCGGACAGCACGCGGGGGATGGGGCGATCACAGCAACCGCCTACCGACCCACATTGGCCATCACACCAAGCACAACTCCAGTCCACAAGGTAGTCAGTTGTCCCGTCAGAGAATTCCCAGAAAAACGAAGGATTAGGGCAAGCGTCTGGGTACACCAACGGTCGCCGCATTGGCTGTGATGTAGATGTGATGCCAACCCCGCCCGGTGGGGCCAACTCAAGAACACAGCACCTAACCAGTTTGATCCGCAACTTATCGCCGCTGATCGCGGTGGACCCTGTTGTGTCGATCCTGATCTTAACCTTACCAAGGTTAAGAGGGTCAGTGTCCGTGTACACCACGTCGAGATCTGCCTGAAATGGCTTGAGTGCATCACCCCATTCAGCACGTCCCGTTATTGTACCAAGGGAGACCCACGCGGATGTAACCCAGTTCCAAGCGAAGAACTCCGCACTGGAGCCTTCCCCTGTTAGTGTGCCAACCCACGTCACCTCATTTGCGATTTGTTCATCTGCCGCAAAGGTGTAGTCTACACTTGTCGTGCTACCAGAAACTAAATGCGAATTGCCATCAGTAAGCCATAGCAGCCGGTTAATGTCACAGGCTAGTGATGATTCCGTGCCGGTATTTATCACTCGGCTGGATGGCGATAGCTCAATCACGCCGGGAATCTTAACCACCCAGCCATCGGACCGCGTCCAGACTGTATCGGTGCCGTAGATTATCGTTGGCCCGCCGTCGCATCCCGTTGCTGTCCGCTCCGTATGCACTCCCGTGACAATCTCACCCGATCCCCGGTAGGTGAAGTCGGCGGACGTTCGTGAATACACTCCAAAGCAGGCGTCACGGCATATACACCCACAACCAGCACACTTGGTGGTTTCAGAAACAACCAGTGTTTCCGAAGGAGCCAATGACAGTGTGAACGATGCACCATGTGCAGTGGCTGGCACCGTCCACGAGAATATAAATTCACAGCACTTCTTTGAGTGGCGGCCATCACATTCCGTCAACGCCGGGTCGGTGTGATCAATCAGTGTTGTACCTGATACGCCGAGTGCAACAATCTCATATTTCAAGTAGCACAGGTCATCAAGGTCGTTGATGATGAATCGAATGACCAGTGTTCCCTGAACGCCATAGAGATCAAAGTCGCCTGTATAAATTATTGGCTCACCGCCGGTATCATATGCTCCATCGCACGCCGAGAACATCGACCTGACAAGCATTGTGTCGCCACCTAACGTCTCCGCAGTGGCACAGATGGCCTTGGGGATGCAACTACAGCACCTTGCCGTTATGGGCTGATACGCCGTTGTCGCCAACGACGGGTCGTAAGGCTTGCTGTAGCAGCCACCACAGCAACAGCCGCCACCTTGAGCACCTTTGGAAACCATGTTATGAGCAACTTGTTTGAGGACAACACAATGCAGTGACTAGCCATATCTTTTCCGGCTCAGTTCCCGCAGTAAACCATGATGGATAGGCTTGACTATCCCATATGAATAGCTCAGCACGGCCCCAGCGGCCTGTAAGATCGACGTTCGGCTCGTTCAGCAGGCAGCCCATCCGGTCGTAGACGTAGACCACAGTGTCGTCCAGAGTCGATCCGAAGGCTGGCCCAGTAAACGTGCGAGTTTCAATCTGGACTAACGCACGACGAATCGATGGATCGGAGGAGACAATTTGGAACAGGAAAGCATTGCTGTCACCACCGCCACCACCATGTGGTACCCACTCACTGAAGATGTGCTCAACGCGGAAATATTCCCCCTCTGCAATTGACAGGTTAGGGTTTCGGTTGACCACGTCAATTTCAAGCAGTGAGTCTGTTAAACCATCTTCATCGTTCCTTCGTAGGATGGTTGCGGTGCCTGTGCCCGGTGTATCTAGGTTAGTTGCTGCCGGTATGTCTGACGTTGCCGTACAATGGTTTGCTGGGTGGGCAGTCCTGCGGGGGCTTCTCCTGTCTTTAGGCCCCCGCTTGTTCTCCAGTTGGCTCATATAGTCTTGAACCATCGCCTTAACCTGCAACGCAAGTTCAAGGGTTAGCTGTGCGGGAGGGCTTGGCATTATGAACTTATTCCCGGTAGTGCCGAGAACGGCAGGGATTTATAGATATCAAATTTAAGGAATACGAAGTCGCTGGGCGATGGTTCAAAAAGCTGCCTACCATTTCCATTTAACCCCACAGGCTCTGATACCGGCTTAAACTCCGCGTCGACGCAGTCTATGGTTTTATAGGCCTCCACGCCTAATTCAAAATCTATTTCCAACACCCTCTTGCGGAAACCTGCGTCCAGAGGTTCAAAGGCCCAGCCCTCCGGCTTGATCTTGATCGAATAGGATACAGGGTAAAAATAGGTTTCCCCTCGAAGCTCCCTCGCACCAATGCCTAGTCCAGACATCTTAGCTAGGCCAATACCAATACTTAGCCCACCGATAGTGATATTATCACTGTTGATGGCGTTTCTGTAGCCAAGCACCCAAGGTGGTACCGTTCTTACGTTCGCTTGAAAGGATGCGATCAGGTGGTCAGCCTCCCGCGTGGGTGGGTCACTGAAGGGGTCGAGGGCTGAGTTTAGGATAGCCTCGTCAGTATTAACGTCGTACAGAATCAGTTCTTCAAAAGCCTCTGTAGACCACGTTAAAAGGACCTCATCAGCTTCGGGGTCTACAGGGTCGAAGGATCTCTCATCGGAGTAGCTATATGCTGCCTCCCAACCCGCCCAAGGGTCTGAGTTGGTAATGGAGATTGACTTGCAGTACGCATTGGGGTCCTCCGGGTGTACACTGCCAACAAATGGTAGCCCCCCGTGGGACCCTATGGCATAAGGTCCGTCCAGCTCACTGTCGGTCTTCAGCTTGAACTTGCGTTCATATTTACGCTTCCCTGAGTCGTTAGACGCTGACCGCCCTCCTGCAATTTCACCAACTAATGTTATGGTCATGGGGTTGTTACTCCAACAACTACGAGTCCTGGGGCCACTGCTGCGGCTGTGTTAGCTGCAACCTGTGCCAGCAGGGCAATCTGTTTACGGGCTAGCTTATCTTTACGGTCTTGGCCCATCATGGAGAGGATACCCTTATAGGCTTCTGAGCTTCCCTTCTGCATGATTGAAGCCCCCCACTTACCGGATGCCGTCTCAGGGGCTTTTTTATTAAAGCCTTCACCCTTGCGGCTGGGGGAGTTTTCTTCAGGTGGTGGGGCATCTTCATATTTAAGTTTACGCTTGGGGTCGTTCTGCATACCCTTCAGCGTATCCAGTGGGTCCAGTACGGCCTGCTTGAAGCTGTCGCCTAAAGATGAACCAAGTTGGTCAAGGTCCGTCTTCAGGCTAGCTTCAAGGCCAGTAATTACCCTGTCTGGAATCTCCGGCATATCATCAATTGTGTTGATGTACCCCTTTGTTAATGGCTCCCACACGTTACTAAAGTCATAGTCCCCGCCTGTGAGGAAGGCCATGACATTGTCCCAGATACGCTTGATATTCTTACCAAGGTTCTCGAACGTGGTTAGAACATTGGACCCCACTGTGACTATAATGTTTCCGAATTGTTCCCCAAACCACATAACATAAGCGGGCAGGATTTTTGTAAAGAAGTGCTTCAAATCCTGACCAAAACTTATGATATCCAGCAGGGCGTCCTTGTACCAGTATTCAAGTATGGTCGACCAGTTGTTCACAGCCCACAGGACTGTTTGTGAAATAATCAGCCACCCCTGAGCCATGTGGTCAATCAAGCGATAAAAGTTATCGGTCGCCCAGTTGATCCACGTTGTAAGTACCTCACTGCCACCGGAGAAGCCCTCCGACAGCTTGTAGCCAAACATGATAGCAAAGCCTTCAGCGGCAGACTTGAGCCTCCTCATAGCCCCACCGGGTCCAGCGTCCAGAGCATCACTACCATCCTTTGCGTACCCTTGTAGGGCATCCATCTCATCAGCCATCTTACGAACGCTTGCCCCCGTCTCAGACAGCACAAGGCCCCCCGTTACGCCAAGGATACCGAACGCATCCGAGAATTTCTTCATCTTCTCTACGTCGGTCAGGTTGGTCGTACCCGCTTCCATGATCTCAAAAGCCTCAGTCAGGCCAACGAAGTTACCGTTGATATCCGTGAAGGACTGCCCGAAGATATCAGCCATGCGTTCAGCATCCGAACCTGTAAGGGTTAGGATACGCCTCATAGTGGTACCGGCTTGCTCACCCCTAATGTTCATGTTACCAAGCATTGCCGTAGCCGCCGTGGCTTCGGATAGGGATACGCCCATTACTTCGGCAACCTTGCCGGTGTATTTCATGGACGCACCAATATCGTCAAGCGTATTTAAGCTGTTGTTTGAAGCATACGTCAGGATGTCCGCCGCCTTACCAGCTTCAGTCGCATCCATCTTAAACACACGCAAGGTTGAGCCAAGATAGATGGCAGAGTTAGCGGCATCTGTCCCTGTAGCCCGTGACAAGCTCATGACGCTTTCGGTGATGGTGTCAATCTCTTTGGGGCTGAAGTTGGATGTACCGAGTGAGGTCATCATTGCCGCAACCTCCGTTGCCGTAAAGGATGAGTTACGCCCGAGATCCTGTGCTTTCGTGCTTAACAGTGATAGTTCGTCGGCGGTAGCACCGCTCCGCTGGGCGACCATTCTCATCTGGTCGTCAAACTCGATCATCTTGTCGACCGAACCCTTCGCAGCCTTGCCAATTGCAAGGAAGGCCCCAGAAGCAACAACAGACCTACCAAAGGCAGCAACCCGTGATCCCGCTTTATCAGAGGCTTTGGCAACCCTCCCGATCCGGTCTTCAGTGGTTTTCATCGACTTTACGAGCTGGGAAACATCAGCTCTCATCGAGACGACCATATCACCTAAGCTAGGCATTGTTTCTTCCCTTATATGAAGCGGATATTTCGGAGGCGGTCGCTTGCACCTCCTCCACCCAAGGGGTTGCTACCTGTTCGATTTCTGAATCTCCCGAATGGCACTTGAAGTAGTGGGAGAGCATTGAGGTTATGAGACCAAGCATTCGTTCGGTGTGGTACAGTGGTTCTACTTGATCGTAGGCCGCCCACTCATCGAACTGGTCTGGGGTCATGGTGGATAGTAGGCCGTCCACATCGACGGTGCCTACTAGCTTGGCCAGACGGAAGGCTAGAAGTCTTCCTCGGTCTCTTCGGAGTTTCCCACTAGTGCATCTACGTCTTTGTCAGACATGCCACAGACTCCCTGGGCTGCTGAAACAATACGTTCGACGACGGTGATGGGCTGAGATCCAACGACCCCAACGTCTTCTTCGCGGAGGATAAGTGTTCCGCCCTCGTCGCAAAGGCATGCCACTACGAGGCGTTCGCGAATCTCCTGTAGTTTGCGTTTGTTACTCTTACCTGAGGAGGTCTGGAATTGCTTCTCAAAGGCTGACCGCTCTCGGGCGGTCATACCCTTGACGTAAACGATTCCACCTAGCTCTGGGGCCGCAACAACCTGAATAGTTACTGGGGCTTTTGTAAGGAACTGTTCTCTTGTAATTACACTTGGCATTGTTCTGCTATCTTAGTCGGGGTTAAAAGCTGAATTATATCTAGTCTTCGTCGTCGAAGTCGTCATCGTCTTCGTCGTCTTCATCTTGAACCAACTCATCTCGGGCTTCTTGAAGAGCATCCATGTATTTCTCATGCGCTCTACGTAAGTCACCCTTAGTGTGTTTGTCCATTCCATCCACTCTGTCAATACATTCTTGATCAGCAGCCTCTGCGAGACCACCATGTACCAGCCGGTAAGCATCAACATGTTCGATGACACTACCGGCTGGTGCATATCTCACCCCATTTTCAACCACAACGATTGAGGGGTCTGTACTGCTCGTAGCCATTAAAGTGATAAGTAATCGGGCTTTCACTATTCTCTCCTGCTTACCAGCCGGGTAGCTCGGTCAACGTAAGTGTTGAAGTAAATTTCACACCGTCTGACATAGCGACGGTGAAGTCAAGGGACATACCCGCTGACTTAAATGTCCACGTTGTTGAGTCCGCAAACACAACAGCACAGTCCACTTCAGCGGGGGTGGTAATGTTTGATGTAATAGTACCATGTAGGGATGGGTCGAAGAAGCCTCCAATGGACAGCTCACCCGGCTCCGAGTACCCTGTCTGTGAGTACTCCTTACCGGCATCGGTTGTGGAAAGTGTAGTACAGTCGAACGTCTCAACTTCCGCACCAGAGAACGAAATGTCCGTTAACTGGGCCACGGCTGTAAGGAGGCTGGAAACTGATACCTGAAAGACTGTACCTTTGCTCTTGATCTTAGCCATTATGTTTTACCCTTTACGGCCACGGTTTTTGGCCAAGTATTGTCGAATTTTTGTTTTTGCAGTTTTTACCATTGCCCGCCGCATTCCTGCACCTGATGCGTTAAAGGCTCGCTTCATGAAGTGGCCAAATCCGGGGGCGATTGACATCTTGCCGGTATTTTTACCACTTCTATGTCTACGTTGAGAGGTCCCTAAGATAAGCCAATGGACGTTACGTGCGGAGATACCTATTCCATCACCGCGACCACGGGCCGTCGTCTTAGAAATGCCCAACTGTTTGGACTTATTAACACCAACAGAAAAACCGACTCTAAATGAGTCGGACAGATTGGGGCCAGAGTTACGCCGGGCACCAGTTTTAATGGACCTGCCAAGGTATTTGTAACCCGAGGGTAATCTACCCTTTGCTACTTGACGAACCACCCTAATTGATGCCAGCACCGCCGAGTTGGCTATCTTCTTTGCATCAGATTTCCGCAGCTTGGCCAGCATCTTTATGATGGATTTATGGCCTTTAACAAAGCTGCTAGCACCGTTGGCCATAAAGCACCCCCTAGTATCTCAGCTCATCCCCGGCCAAGTCAAAGCCGGTTGGCTCAGAAACTTCGAACGCGGAAGCCCCATCCTTGCGGGATGAGATTTTATACTGTGTTCTTCCGGGGTCCGACCAATCCCATGCGGTTTCACCAAGGGAAAGGCATTCCACGGAAAACACATGGCTAACCCCTTGGACTACCCGCGTGATGATATCCCCGCTCTCAGGAGGCCCGAGAGCGGAGAGTTCATTCACGCCGATATTCCACTCAATTGTTTCAACGACCTGCTCCGTTCCCCCAACATCAATCGATTGCTTACTGGTGTAACCCTGAACGGCATTTGATATAGTTAGTGAGGTGGCCCCTCTCAGGTAGGTCACCGGAACACCAACGGCATTCCGGGTAACTCTTAATCCCGTACTTAGTGCCCGCTCAAACGGAGACAGATCGTCGCTCATGTTACACTTCCACTGCTTCAGTCTGGACGATGCCGTCCGTCGTGAAGATAGGTACGTTAAACGCACTTGAAGGGAATGGTGCAGGGTTACCAGTAGGATTGGTAGCTGTACGACCCTGCTGAAGGTCTTTCAGAGACGTTCGGTTCATGATCACGAAACTTGGACCCATCCCTGAAGGGAACTGAGACAGCAGATCAGAGATCAGGTCGTCCGTCAAAGGCTTAGTATCTGTAACACTGTTGATGTTGCAGATACGGCCATTTGAGTACTTGCCACCCATCTGGAAACCGATGTACATTGAAGCTGGTGTGTAGTACACCGGATAGTTGGTATCATTTGCTTCAGTGACAATCGTAT